AGAAATCTCTGAACAGTCATGACTCGGTTCAAGACAGCCTGATCCAGCCTGATACGTCTGTGGTTGGGCAGGTCGAGCCACGGCTGGTTACGCCCACTATTGGGTACGAGTCTTTCGGGCCTTCCATAGCGGAGTTTTCGGCGCAGACACTCGGTCGTGAGTTGTTTGACTGGCAAAAGTTGGCTCTTGACCGTTCGTGGCAACACGATGACGACCTGAACTTTATTCACAGCAAGGCTTTGATTAGTTGCGCCCGACAAAACGGGAAGACCACGATGAACGCTGCGATTGTGGGGTGGGCTTTGACGGTTCTGCCTCGTATTTGGGGGCGACCTGTTCGCATCCTTTCGGCAGCGCACGAGTTGTCTCTTGCTTCGGAAGTCTTTGAGGAGTTGCGTGAGCATTTAGAGCTGTGGGAAGAGTCCGGGCTGTGCAAGGTGACGTGGGCTTACGGTCGGCATGAGGTTCGCATGGTGGACGGGTCACGCTGGAAGGTTTCTGCTGCAACGGCGAAGAAGCATGGTGGCTCGTGGGACATTCTGTTGCTGGACGAAATCTGGAGCATTACCGAGGGTGCAATCTTCGGCGCGCTTCTTCCGTCACAGATCGCGGTTCCGTCTCCGTTGTGTTGGATGACTTCGACTGCTGGCGATGAGGGAAGCCTTGCCTTTATCAAGTTTCGGGAGCAGGCTATTGGCTGCATTGACTCGGGCACACCGTCGGATCTCTTCATGGCTGAGTGGTCACTTCCACCCGGTGTTGACCCTGAGGACGAGCGCTATTTCGGGTTTAGCAATCCAAGCCTCGGTAAGACCATCACGATGAAAGGTTTACGCAGCGCAGCTGCTGCACCTGATCGCACACAGTTCCTCCGCGCGCACTGCAACCTGTGGGTGAGTGCTGCCCAGTCGTGGATGCCTCACGGCATGTGGTCTAAACGCAAAACGGATTGGAACGAAGGCGAGGGTGGCTATCTCAGCGTGGACAGTGCCACGGACGGCTCGAAGTATGTGGGCGTGTGGGCACGGCCTGACGCTGACGGTCATGTTGTTGTGTCGATGGCGTTTACAACAGAATCCAACTTTGAGATGTGGCACGAAATCACAACACGTCTTGAGGCAGACCCGAAATTGAAACTGGCAATTACGCCGGGGCTGTATGTGCATACCCCTGAGAAGTTCCGACTTCGCACAACCCAGTGGGGCTACGGCGAGTTACTGAAGTTTGTGGGCGTAGTTCGTAGTTTCATTATCGAGGGACGCATCCTGCATACGGGTGAGACAATGCTGGCGGAGCATGTAAACAGGGCAGTACTTGTCAAGGCTGAAAACTCAATCGTGATTTCTAGTCAACGATCACCCGGGCCGATTGAGGCTGCACGTTGCATGGTGGTCGCAGCTGCTCTTGTCTCTGCTAAACCTCAGAGCGCAAAACCTTCAATGGGAAGTTCTTACTAGATAGTTGCATTTGCAACAACCTTGTGTAAGACTCCGAGTGGATGGGTATTTTCTCACGCAAGACCGAGAGCGCTAACTTCGCCTCTGCACCTGTGCAGGCGGCTGCAGGCGCGTCCTATATCGGCAACTTCATCAACTACACCACGGGTTCCGCTGAGGTTCGTGCGCTGAGTATTCCCACGGTTTCGCGTTCCCGTGACCTGCTTGCTGGCATTATTGGATCTGTTGGTTTAAAGCATTACTCAAAGCAGTGGAACGGCTCTGACTATGACGAGGTGTACTTGCCTCTTGAGCCTTGGATGGAAACCCCAGACCCGAAGGTCTCACGCTCGTTCTTCTTCGTGAACATCTTCTCGGACATGTTCTTCTATGGTGCTGCATACGCCTATGTCACCACTCGCTACTCGACCGGGTTGCCTGCTTCGTTTACATGGCTCCCAGCTGCAAACATCTCCAGCACCGAACAGACTGGTATTCCTCAGTACTTCGGGCCGTCTAAAGAACTTGAGTTCAACGGCAACCCTCTGGACGTAAACAACGTCATCCAATTTCTTAGCCCTATTGAGGGCATCTTGAAGATTGGGCAGCGCGCAATCAACACGTCGCTGTTTCTTGACCAAGCAGCTGACCGTTACGCCAGCCTTGAAACCGTGCCGGGCTACTTGCAGCAGATTGACGGCGAGGACATGTCAGGTGATGACCTTGGTTCTCTTGCTTCGGCGTGGGCTGCAGCCCGTAAACAAAACGCCATTGGTGCGTTGTCGCGTCAGGTGCAGTTCCGTGAGTTTGCGCAGAACCCTCAGGAAGTCATTGCGGATCAGCGCAAGTACCAGTCTCTTGAGATGGCTCGTCTTTGCTCGGTGCCTGCTTACCTTGTGTCGGCACCCACTGAGGGCGCAAGCATGACTTATCAGAACGCACAGCAAGCCCGTCAGGACTTGTATCTGTTCGGCGCTCGCATCTACATGGATGCTATTGAGCAGACCCTTTCAAGCGCCCAAGTTCTTCCTCGTAACCGCTATGTCGAGTTTGACATTGAGGACTACGAAGGATCGGAAAGCCCTAGTGGCATGCCTAACAATGAAACGGATGATGAGTTGTGAAGATTGAGTTTGTAGCTGTGCCTGTCACCTTGGACGCTGCCGCTGGCGAGGACAGCCCCCGTACCATCACGGGTGTGGCTGTTCCTTGGGACACTCCAGCGACAGTGTCCTCGGGTGAGTCAGTCATGTTTCGCCGTGGCGCTTTTGATGTAAACGCAAAGGCACCAAAACTTCTCGAGGGTCACGACATGACGCAGTTGCGTGGTGTTGTAACCGAACTTGTTGAAGCCGAAGAGGGTCTTTTGTTTACAGCAAAGTTTGCCAACACTCGCGCAAGCGATGAGGCAATTGAACTGGTGAAGGCTGGCGCTTACGACTCCGTAAGTGTCGGTGCTATGCCGGTCAAATACAAGTTTGACAAGAACGGCACAATGGTCGTTTCTAAAGCAAACTTGATTGAGATCTCGTTGGTCGCACAACCTGCGTTTGCAGATGCGGTCATCACAGAAATCGCTGCTTCCCAGCCCGATGAAGAATCGGAAGAAGAAGTTGTCGAACCCCAACCCCAAGACATTTCCGAGGAGGAAACCATGTCAACAGTAAACCCAACGGTTGAGGCTTCGGCTGAGATCGTCCCAACAACTCCATTGTTCGCCACCGCGCGCCGTGAAGTCCCACTGCCAACCGCAGCCGAATACATGTCAGCGTTTATTGCTGGCGGTTCCGCATGGCACGAAATGTCAGACGCACTCCGCGCAGCTGCTCCTGACATCGTCACCACTGACACACCGGGCCTTTTGCCAACGCCAATCTTGGCTCCTACCTACAACAACTTCATTGGACGTCGTCCTGTCGTTGACGCAGTTGGTGTCAAGGCAATGCCTGCAGGTGGCAAAGTGTTTATTCGCCCAGAAGTGACCACACACGTCACCATCGGTGCATCAATTGGTGAGCAGTCACCAAGCGCAGGAACACTTGTTGTTTTCAACAACCAAGTCACCAAGCAGATCTTCGGCGGATATGTAAACATCTCCGAAGCAGACATCGACTGGACAGACCCAGCAATCTTGCAGGTTGTTCTTGACGACATGGGCCGTATTTACGCAAACGCAACCGACAACTACGCAGCAGACCAGTTGGTCGCAGGCGTAAGCGTCACTCAAGCATTTGCAACCGCAGACGTGGCAAAGCCTGAAGTATGGGCTGCCGAAATTGCAGAAGCATCAGCAACAATCTTGAGCTCGTCAAACGGCAACTTGCCAACTCACTTGTTCGTGTCTCCTGACCGCTGGCGCAACCTTGTTGGTCTTTCTGACAGCTCTAACCGTCCGTTGTTCCCACAGGTGGGCCCAATGAACGCACAAGGCGACCTTTCACCAAGCGCATACGGCGGAAACGCTTTCGGCTTGCAGGTTGTCGTTGACCGTAACTTCGCTAGCGGTGTTGCCATCGTTGGTGACGCATCTGGTTACGAACTCTACGAACAGCAAAAGGGCACCATGTCCATTGAGTCACCATCGACACTGTCACGCACAATCGCTCTCCGCGGTTACTTTGCAGCGTTGATGATTGACCCAACCAAGTTTGTTCAGTTCGCTTTCGCCTGATCACTAGGTAGTAGGAAAGGGTCTGTATGTCTGTTTACACAATCACTCATGGTTTTCACTTTGATGATGTGTCAGCCGTACAGACCCTGACCCCTTCCGAGGTTCAGCCCGGTGACAGCATCGTTGTCGCTGGCGCTGGCGCAAAGTTCAACGGCACTTTTACCGTTATCAGCGTCGAGGAGTGGGAGTACATCGGGAAAGACCAACAGGGTTACCTCGAGTTCAACTATGACGTGCCGAAACTTAATCAGGTTTTGTACGCCCACACAGGCCACAACGACGAGACCGAGTACGGCCCTCTCGCTGGCACCCTGACGTTTACAGAGACAATCACTTGGACTACCTCAGCACTTGTGCTGGCATGGTTGGGCATTGACGTGGCAACCGCTAACGACACCGCCTTTGTGGCTAAGTGTGTGAGCGCTGCTAACGCTTGGTGCTTCCGTAAACGCCGTGAGGCTGGCTACACCGATCTGCAGGGCACCGTCCCTTCAGCAGACGTTGAGTTAGGCACCACGATGTATGCGGCAACGCTTTACCGTGAACGCGGAACTAGCGGTGACGCATACGGTGCTTTTGACGGGATGGGCAACCTTGCACAACCAGTCACTCTTCACCGCATTATGCAGCTCTTGGGCTGTGGCAGGGCGCAAGTCGCGTGAGTTCTTCAGGCATTTTGTACGAGGCTGTGACGGCGTGTAAAACAGCGCTCACAGCACTCAGCCTTGTGCCTATCACTGACCCTCGTAACGCTCGCCCACTGTCGGTTCTGATTGAACTTCCAACCGTTGACTCGTTTACATACAACGTGGGCAACATCACTCTTCGACTTCGTGTGCTGGCACCGCCTCCGGGCAATCAAGACGCAGGCGATTACCTGATGCAAATTGCAGACCAGATAATGAACTCACCAATCGCGGTCACGGATTTACGTCCGGGCCTCGTATCCATCGGAGGGCAAGACCTGCCTTCCTATGATTTAACCGTTGCCGTAGCCGTACGGCGCAACTAACCAAAAGGAGCCCTCATGGCTACAACAACATTCCTCAGCAATGCCACGATTAACATCACGCAGGGCGCAACCACCACAGACCTCAGCGATCAGGCAAACGCCGTCAGCGTCATGATTGGTCAGGACTCGCTTGAGTCAACCGCATTTGGCGACACAGGACACCGCTTTACTGGCGGTCTTCAAAACGTGGAGGTCTCGATGACTCTGTTTCTCAGCTATGGCGCATCCGAAGTTGAAGCAATCCTTGCTTCCTGCGTGGGCACAGGCACAACGATTCTGACCATCTCGCCATCAGGAACCACAGAATCCGCCTCTAACCCTGAGTACATCATCACAAACTGCATGCTCAGCGACTTCACCCCAATCAACTCAACCGTTGGCGAACTCGCCACCGTTGAGGTCACCTTCACAGGTGGCACATGGGTTCGTGACGTAACCGCACCGTAAACCCGTAAACCTTCAGGAGAAACAACATGAAGATCACACTCGCAGTCGAACAGAGTGACGGCCTCACATATCAGGTCACCACCAATCTGTTCTCCATCGTGGCACTAGAGAGAAAGTTCAAGATTCGCGCATCTGACCTTTCCTCCGGTGTCGCAATGGAACACCTCGCTTTCCTAGCCTTTGAAGGCGCAAAGCAAAGCGGCATCACCGTCCCAGCAGTCTTTGATGATTACATCAAGCGCCTTGTGTCGGTTGACGTTGTAGGTGAGGACGCTGCAAACCCTACGGACGAGGCAGTTACCTCCGAACCATCTGCGAGTTAGCAGTTGAGACGGGTTTCTGGCCTCACCAAATCCCATTCGATACACAAGAGCTGCACACCATGTTGGATGTGCTGAAGCAGAGAGCAAAGGAGAGCAAGCGTGCCCGTTAGCAATGACATCAGCGTTTTAGGCATTAATGAAGCAATCCGATCTCTTAACAAGATTGAGCCCGGGCTTCGTAAGGAGTTCAACAACGAGGCTCGCGCTATTGCTGCCCCAGCGACTGAGGCTGTGCGCTCTGCGTATCGCTTTGTTCCGTTGTCGGGTATGAACCGCACTTGGGCTGGCCCTGCGGTTAAAGGTCGCAAGGTGTTTCCTTGGAATCTTGACAAGGCTCGCAAAGGCGTGGACGTGGTGTTTAACACTGACCGCCGTTCCTTGGGCACTATCAACATTGTGCAGCGTGACACTGGTACCGCCATTTTTGAGACTGCTGGACGCAAGAACTCAAACCCTCTAGGCGATGCGCTTGGGCCTATTCAGCCTGGTCGTACTCGAGTCATCGGCCCTGTTGTTTACAGCAAGGTTGAAGAGATCACAGCCGTGATGGAGAAGTTTGCTATCAGCATTGTCCAGCGCGTAAACCGAGAGTTAAAGAACTAATGCTTTCTATCCCCATTGTTTCTTCCTTTGATGGCTCAGGTATTGAAAAGGCTAAGAAAGAGTTTGCCCAGCTTGATGGCGCGGCTGCTAAAACCAAGTTTGCTTTTAAGAAGGCTTTTCTTCCTGCCACCGCTGCGGTTGCTGGTTTGGGCGCTGCACTGTTTGACGCTGGCAAGGGCGCTCTCGAGGACGCTGCAGCACAGGACGTTCTCGCTGCTGCCATTAAGCGCAATACTGCAGCTACTGACATGCAGATCCAAGCAAATGAAGATTGGATTAGCACTCAGGGCAAATTGCTTGGTGTCACGGATGACGAACTTCGACCGGCTATAGCGAAACTTGCCACTCAGACGGGCGACCTCAAGAGAGCCCAAGAGGGTGCTTCGCTGGCAATGGACATTGCTGCAGCCACTGGCAAGCCTCTCTCAGCGGTCACAGACGCGCTTGCAAAGGCGTATGGCGGTAA